TCTTCTGCTGCACGAATCTCTTGAGATACAAAGTCGTAAGCACGTAGATTAAGAGCGAGTCCAATAATACCGATAGAACTTGTCCAGAGACCCATGACGGGAACGAAGAGCATAAAGAAATGCAACCAACGCTTATTACTAAAAGCAATACCGAAGATCTGTGACCAGAAACGGTTCGCAGTAACCATCGAGTAAGTCTCCTCCTCTTGCGTAGAGTCAAAAGCCTTAAAGGTATTTGCTTGATCCCCATCTTCATAGAGAGTATTCTCCACAGTTACGCCATGAATAGCAGATAACAATGCTCCACCTAGGATACCTGCAACACCCATCATATGGAAAGGGTTGAGCGTCCAGTTATGGAAACCCTGTAGGAAGAGTAGGAATCTAAATATCGCAGCAACACCAAACGACGGTGCAAAGAACCAACTGGACTGTCCGAGAGGATAGATGAGAAACACACTGACAAAAACAGCGACAGGCCCAGAGAACGCAATAGCATTGTATGGTCTAATTCCTACGAGACGACTAATTTCAAACTGTCGAAGCATGAAACCAATGAGGGCGAAGCAACCGTGGAGAGCCACAAAAGCCCAGAGTCCCCCAAGTTGGACCCACCTGACGAAATCCCCCTGAGATTCAGGACCCCAAAGTAGCAGAAGAGAATGACCCATAGCGTCAGCAGGCGTCGAGACAGCTGACGTAAGAAAATTAGCACCCTCAAGATAAGAAGTAGCAAGCCCGTGGGTGTACCAGCTCGTGACAAAAGTTGTGCCAGTAAGCCAACCGCCAATGGCAAGATAAGCAGTGGGAAGAAGAAGTAGTCCAGACCAACCAATAAAGACAAAGCGATCTCGTTTAAGCCAGTCATCAAGGACATCGAACCACCCCCTCTGTTGTTGTTGTAATGTAGCAGTCGTCATTGTTATTTACCTTAGTTGTTAAGTTCCAAATAGAATTTTGTTTGATCACTGGGTGCATTTTCGTAGAATGAAATGTCACCATAAGTTTTGTGGTCTTTGTAACCAACCATACGACCTTTGGTATTTTGGATAGCACCCATCATAGCTATGATGAGGAAGATCGTAGGAGGACCGAGGATAAGAGCACCACCGATCACATAGTAAGTGAGCAATTCGATTAGATCAGTAGACATAAAACTTTACAGTAATGAGCAAAAGAAAAGGGGTCTCGAAAGACCCCTTTATCATACCACAGGTTGAGTGATCAACCGATAGAAGGTGCGATGAGTGCAACAGGAGTTGACTCAGCAGCTGCTAGATCCAGTGGGAAGTTGTGAGCGTTACGCTCGTGCATAACTTCCATACCAAGACCTGCTCTGTTCAATACGTCCGCCCAAGTAGGGAGAACTCTACCATTTGCATCCAAGATGGACTGGTTGAAGTTGAAACCGTTGAGGTTGAATGCCATGGTGCTAACACCAAGAGCAGTGAACCAGATTCCGACTACAGGCCATGCTGCTAGGAAGAAGTGGAGTGAACGTGAGTTGTTGAACGATGCATATTGGAAGATCAAACGACCGAAGTACCCGTGGGCAGCGACGATGTTATATGTTTCTTCTTCTTGACCGAACTTATAACCATAATTCTGGGACTCAGTTTCTGTTGTCTCTCTGACGAGACTAGAAGTAACCAAAGATCCGTGCATAGCAGAGAAAAGAGATCCACCGAATACCCCAGCAACACCGAGCATGTGGAACGGGTGCATAAGAATATTGTGTTCTGCCTGGAAGACGAACATATAGTTAAAAGTACCAGAAATACCAAGAGGCATAGCATCAGAAAAACTCCCCTGACCGAAAGGATATACTAAGAATACTGCGAACGCTGCAGCGACTGGTGCAGAGTATGCAACACAGATCCATGGACGCATACCTAAACGATATGAGAGTTCCCACTCACGACCCATGTAGCAAGTAATGCCAATGAGGAAGTGGAAGATTACCAATTGAAATGGACCACCGTTATACAACCACTCATCGAGTGATGCAGCTTCCCAGATTGGGTAGAAGTGAAGACCAATTGCGTTGGAGGAGGGCACAACAGCACCAGAAATGATGTTGTTGCCATACATGAGTGAACCAGCTACGGGTTCACGGATCCCGTCAATATCGACAGGAGGTGCCGCTACGAAAGCGACGATAAAACAGATGGTTGCCGCCAACAGAGTTGGGATCATCAGTACACCAAACCAACCAACATATAAACGGTTGCTGGTTGAGGTTACCCACTCGCAGAATAATTCCCACGAAGAGGTTGATTGTTGTTGCCTTGAAAGAGTTGACATTTGAAAAAGGGTAAGTATTAGTGCAGGGAAACACTGATAATATATTCCTGTTGCACCCTCAGCAGCAGGTATGAAAGACTGTTGTTTAATGACGCTGTTTAGTCTTGGTAAGGCGTCGTAAGTATCTATGTTAGGAAAGCAAGATGCTTCGTAACATTTGTTTACCTATTTATAGTAACACGGTTCGGGAAACCAGTCAACCCCTAAAAGATGAGTATTTGTGCTTATTTCTGAGGGGGTGCTTAGGGACCTTGTGCTTTGGGTTTCTTTTAAAGTCTCGTTTGAGATCCTTGAGAAACTTGAGATGCTTTTTAATTTCAGAACGATGCATCTTCAGCACTGTACTCAGTATAGCATGGTTGTATCTCCCAGCGTGACCAATCTATTTGTTTTTCTGATAACATTTGTTCTAATTCGTCTATTGTTAAGTCGTGTTTGATAACTTCGTTCGTTCCTTTTTTGTATATGTGGAAAGTAATGGTCTTCATATGAAGCAAGTCCAACCCGTTGCAATGTATTTCGTTTTGGTCTTACTAGTTATACCACGATGACAGTGTGTCCAATAAACTGGCCATATAACTAACCTGCCTTCAATACAATCTGTTGTTAGATCATAGCTAGTGAATAATGTTCCGCCATCTTCAACAGTGTTTAAGTAGAACATCCATGCCAAGACAGTAGTGTCTTCCTTTGTACTATGTTCACAATGGACATCTTTATATCCTTGCTTTGGATGATACCTTTGTATGTTGAAATCATTCTGTGGTGCCCATGGTGCTACCTTACAACAATCCTTATGGGTCTTTACATATTTTTTAGTATTATCATAAAGACTATTGTGAATCATCTTTGTTATCTCATTCTCATATGAAAACAAAAGAAATATATCTGTACTATCCTTTTTAGCTATGTCTACTTTAAAAGTATCAGCTGATCCAACAACGCCACGCTTTTTTTCATCGGATGATTCAAAGTAATCAATGATTCTTTTGCATTGATCAGAACTCAAAGCATTATCATATACCTCAATAAAATTTTTCATAAAAAAAGAGGGGGTGTTCCCCTCTAATTATATCACTAAGATGGTGATGGTGCAAATACAGGAGTCATAAGTCCTCCATCACTACCGTCATCATCATCATCTTGGTTTGCTAAACGTAGGAATAATTCAATCGCAACTAAACATGCCATAGGGTAAAGACACCATAATATAGCTTTCCAATATGGATATGATTCTGTTACTAGTTCCATTAAATTATTGCCGTTGTAAGTGTACTAGTCCCCAGTGCCAACATAAAGATGTATGGCACTATCTTAAGGGGCACTGGGTGTCTATTCATTAGAAAATGCCAGGAATAATCTGACCAGTGGTTGCATATGCGCCAACTGCTGCTACGAAACCTAGCATTGCTGCCCAACCGTTAAACTTTTCTGCTTCTGGAGTCATGATAGTGTACCTATTGTGTGTTAATTGTGTGTTGTTTTGTGTATTGAATCAGAACCCTAGGATTCCGAAGAAAAAGAAGCTTCCTGATGTTACATAAGAAATAATGCCAGCAACAAACCCGATCATAGCTAGACGACCATTGAGTTTTTCAGCATTAGGACCATATCCATCATAGTTGTCAACATAGGACATGGAAGGTTCCTGTGCAAACATGTTAGTGCGTCCGCCGTCTTCAGTTGTTACAGTCATTTATCTTTTGTAAAGAAATACTACAATACTATATAGCAAACATTAAGGTTTGTCAAGCCCCTATGAAAATTAATATTGCTTATTGCGAACATAAGTTGGTTTGATAAATAAATATAGATCCAAAATTTTATACGTTATGAAGAAATTACTTCCTATCGTGATGTTATTGATGACCGCCAGTGCTGCACAAGCAGGTGGACTTATTACTAAGCACGCTTCAAGTGTGCAACTTACAGTTGATGCCGCAAGATCAACAGCTTCAAGAATTGGTTCTTCATTTAGTATTAATGGTTCAAACATTGATACTACGGATGGTACTACAGCAGGCACAGTGTCTGCTGGCACTATTACTTCTGGAGTATATGCTCCTGGTACTATTGCTGCTACTCAAGACACAGCAGGCGCTGCTTTCTCATTTAGTCAGTCATATACACAGGCTGATGCGGTCCCAACTGGTGCTCCTACAGTAGGTGAAGTTCCAAACTTCTCTAGTGTTGTTTCTTATAGTGCTGGATCAGCAGGATCATTAGCTGGAACTATCACTAGTGGAAATGTTATCGGAATTACAGCTGGTGGGGCTGGCACTACTGCTACGGGACAATTTGTTTCTGAGATTACTGTCATTGACTAGGAGTATCAAAGATGACCCTTTTTGGAAAGAGAATCACATATATTGTGATGTCTGTGGTGGGAGTAAGTCTTATTCCTGTAGGTGTATTGGCGGTCCCCGTGGTCCCAAATTTCAGCCAGGGAAGTATGACCAGTCATACGGAGACGACCAGTAAGGTAACCGAGACCATAAACAGCATGGACTATGCGACAGGATATCAATATTCTGTCACTGGATCAGGCGTAACTGCAAGTGGAAATCTGACACCAAGCACAGATTCCAACAACGTAACTATTAATGGAGTGACATCATCATGGACTGGAGTAACCAGTACGCCAGCGTTTACACAAACAACACCAGGCGAAGCTTTTCAATTCTCAAATACATACAACGGACCTGGCCTTCAAAATCATACGATTATAAACAGAGTAACAGAGGTTACAAGCGTAACCGACACAACAAGTATCTTCTCGCAATAAAAACACTATGTCTATCTGCCCTAACTGTAAGTGTAACTGCCCCTGTGAATGCAGAGACTGTAGGGGGTGTAAGTGCAACCGCATCCCCCGTAGCAAATAGCTCTGGCTCAGTTACCAATCAAGCTATTCAGGTTTTACAAGGACCATATATTACTAATACTTATGGTGCTGGTATTCAATGTCAAGGTGAAACTGTAAACTTTACACCATTCATTACTGGTAGTGCATCAGCACAGAAACCATATCAAGATTTCTATGATACTCCAGTGTATGATATGAGAGATATGGATGAAGATGGAGCACCTGATAATCCTGGTGACATATTATGGATGCAACCAACTAGAACTGGACAGAAAGATAATTACAACTTATCCGTTGGTATCAGTGCAACATGGTCTGTTCCAAGAGATAAAAAATTACAGCAGTTATGTAAAGAAGCAGCACAGTCTAACATTGCTTTGATGCAACAAGCTAATGCTAATAAAAGATTAGATTTTGAGATAGCTCGTCTTAAAAATTGTGGTGAGTTAATGAAATCTGGAATTCGATTCGCACCTAATACAAAATATGCAAGGATATGTGCAGACGTTCAAGTACAAGGTGTAAACTTTATGGTTCCACATGTACATAAGATTCCTAATGCGAAACCCAAAGTTAGCACTGATGCGTCAGTGTTAAGTCTTCCTATTTCTATTGGTGATTAGTACCCACAATCTTCTTCCACCTATAAAACATGGCTTGTAAATGCCATGACTGTGCCAAACTTTTTGCACCCTCTTCTAAACGTCGAAGATCTCTCGGGTCGTTGGTGTACTTTTTATAATCTTCTCGCCAATCAATTTCTTTGTAATTTGTCACGTTCTTTTAAAATTATTTTTTGGGTAGTTTGAAAGGAGGTAATCCTCTCTTCTCTCTATACTTATTAGTTTGAATTTCATTAGCAGATAGTTTAGGAGGTTCTTTTCCTAATAACTTCTTAACTTTTTTAATGATCTGTTTGACAATTGGTTTAACAACTTTCAATAGGAAAGGAGTGGCAGTCGCAGCTGCAGTTGCTACGATAGCAATTGATGCTGTTGTTGTGACTTGGTTTGTAGATGGTATTCCTTTAATAAATTGATCAACAACAGTAATCTCTTCTTTGATTGGTATACATTCTTTTCCAACCAATCTATACTCAATAATTTTTTTAGTACCACCATCGGTAAGAGTACCGATTGGTTCCTTTAATTTTTGTGCTTCTGTAGGACACTTCACTGAAGCAGTATTAGTATCCTTTGGTATTTCAGGTGAATCTACCTCTGGTGATTCTGGTGATCTCACAGGAGGTACTTCTGCTTCTCCTGTAAACTGCAGTTCATCTTTATTATAATCAATAGGATTATAAGATGGCATTCCAGCATCACAATATGTCCTGACACCTTTTGGGTCAGCAGTCTCAAGCATATTGTTTTCATCTACATCATGTGCTTCTACACAACCAGGCATATCGACAATCGGTATGCCTACCTCTGTAGTTACAGGAGGATAGATAGGGATTGCTTGAGGTGGATCTAACAAATAATCAGGAGTGAAAGGGATTTTGATAGTATCAATCTCCCCTCCTCTCAATATAATTTCAGGAATTTCCATCAACAATCATTAAATACACTACCAATTTGTGATCCTGCCTCAGATCCTGCTTTGTTACCTAGAAGTAACGCCCAACCACCAGCTAACCAACCCACATAGGGGATGCCAGAAAGGGCAGGAACAGCAACGCCAGCAGCAATAGCACTACCTGCCATTGCACCTTGACTCCGTGCGCCAGCGTCCGCCACGATGCACTCTACTTCTTTCGCAGACTTTCCCTGCTCATTAGTTGCACCTCCTAGGTTTCTAAACCCATCCATAGTGAATTGATCACGACGATATTCTAGACGGTCTTCTATACCACCACCAAACAGTCCTTTCTTATTTTTTAAAAGATCTAGTGTTTGTTCAGATTCTAAGATAGCAGGATCGTTTGCTCTAAAATCAATTTGGTATCCATCTTTACCTGCTTTGATACTATAAGATGAATACTCCCCGTGAGGAATATTGATAGTAGGAACCTGTGGAGTATTGGGTCTTCTGAATACATAACCTAACAATCCGATATGTGCTACTGCGAATAAACCTCCAACAGTAGCAGCAACAATCTTTAATTTAGTCATGATCAGAATGGCAATGCAGAACCACCAATGTCAGGAATAGCTCCACCAGTTTGACTAGGTAGTTCTGGCATAGAACCACCAACTAAACCAGGAAGTGAACCTGTAACTGCTTCAGTTACTGCCTTTGTAATTTTTCCTCTAGCATCTTCTACCAGTGTATCTTTATTCATATAAAGATATGTTCCACCACCCACAACTGTGAGTGATACTACACCACTGAGAATAGCGATTGCGTTAATAATTTTTTGCATAGTAATTACATTTTGTAAGTGTCATCTTTATCCGAGGTCGTAATCTTAACAGGTGCTTGTTCGATTCTAATTGTTTGTGAAGGAGCAGTTTGTGCTGCCTTCTCAATCAGTCTCTCCATCTGTTCTTTAGTGATACCACCACCATTACCACCACCACCATCTCCTGCTTTCTTTGCTGCTTGCACACCAAAAGTAGCTAAAACTCCAGTAAAGACCGAAGCTATGAAAGTTGGATCGAGTTTCTGCTCAGGAATTCCCAAGGCAGGAGGTAGTTTAATATACGCCAGAGTAAGAATTCCACCAGACCAAACAAGAATACCAAGACGGACAAAGGTAGAGAGAATTGCAAGTTGTTCTTCCTTATCGTCTGCTGCTTCTTTCAGTTTACCAAGAATACCTTTCTTTTTAGGTTCTTCTTTCTTTACTTCTTCTGACATATCTCCCACATAATACAACAGCTCTATTTATCCTACCAAGTATCCCCAGAAAACAGATTCGCCACCACCTTTAAATTTAATAGTAGAATAGTTTCCATTGCGGTACATACAAACTGTATCGCCAGCAGCTAATTGCAATAGGTGAGTGGGATTATATGAATTATACATCGAATTGAAATTAGCATCAGTTCTAGTTCCACCTTCACTTTCAACCAATGTTGTAGAACCATTTACTATGAAAGTAATATACATCCAATTAGATCCACTTGTAAGATAACCGCTACTAATTCCATTAGGAGCTTCTAATTGTAATTCTGCTCCGAACAGATACGTACCAGCAACTGGTGCTGTGAATTCACTAGTAGAAGTATTAAAATTACCACCCCTATCCATATTTTCTTCGTCAAAAGGAATTTTTGTCCAACCGTCTGTCGCTACATTCCAAGTGGTTTCATTAACAGAATACCTAACAATAAATGCTGGTTGCCTTGGTTTTGTTACTTCGCCAGCAGTATCTATACGAAGTGCTTCACCTGTAGCTACCTTAAATGATAGCGCAGAAGCGTTAGTTCCATCATTAATGCTAGGATTAAGTATTGCAGACCAGTTATTACCAGTACCATTATAAAATCTTATTGAATAATCTGTTCTATGACTAAATGATAGTTGTCCATCAAATAAATCCAATTCAGTTCTAGGACTAGCACTACTTCCAATGCCAACATCACCAGTAAACATGGCATTGCCAGTGTTAGAAAATAATTTTATCTTAGGACTAGTAAAAGCACCAGTAGAATCAAGTTCTATATGACCAGCAGATTTAACATTTGTATCAATTTCACCAGCAGCATTAATAGCAAAGGCTCCAGAAGCAAAACTGGCGGTGCCATCTGGTCCTAATTGAATTGCAGTGGATGCGTTGTCACCAGTAAGTCTGACTCTTAAGTAACTACTGTCTTGAATAGACATGTCAGCACCAAACTTAGCAGTGCTACCAGTCCAAACTAGATTATTATTACCATCAATCTCTAACTTATTACTACCCTCAATCAATCTATCAGTAGGAGTAACACCCAGTCCAATCCACTTAGCTCCATCCCATTTGTATGTGATAGACCCTGCAGTAAAAGTATCATTTGTACTGGGACTAGTGGGAAAATTGATTGCCATTTGAGTTTAGATTAGAGATACCCTGATGTATTTATGATGTGCTTAGAGTTCTGATTCAAAGTAAAGGTATCCTGAAGTATTGCTCACATTTTTAATATTTACTCTATATCCATTTCCATTTGCGGTTGAAACTGCTGTAATTGATAAAGATAAATGAGTTCCCTGAGGATATCCTCCATACGAAACAATATTCGCAGATCCCCCTAGCTCGTTCAAAGTATTTGGGTATAATCTATCTGTGACATCGGAAACAGTTCCTCCATCCTGAACGTTTATGAATTTATTATAAATTTGCGGATAATTTCTCATTGCTACTGGACAAGCGATACTAGAAAATACTCTATTGCTACTACCACCATGACCCCAACTAAAAATGTTCCAATTACCATTTTGGGGAGATGTTAAACTCCAAAAATATCTCTGACACAATGCAAGTTCATCATTATAAAAACGATGCTCGAATTCAGTGGCATTTTTTCCTACTTCTAGCTGAACTCCAGTGATAAAATACCGATTACTAGTAGAACTCACAAAATTAACTTGATTTCCTGTTGTTAGTTCATCACTACTTACCCACTGACCGTCAATACCATCATCAAATTGAGTGCCACTTGCTAAACAAAATCTTACTCTAATTCCAATAGAGTTTGTTCTTTCCCAAGTTCCATCAGTACATCCAGGAAAGGTTAATGATACTTTCTGCCATTTAAATCCTGGATCAACCGTATATTCTCTTATGCAGGTTTTATTTACTGCATTATTTTCTAAACCAACACAATATGTTCCAGTTACATTGGATCTTACCCAAAAAGATAGAGTAACTGGTTTTGCTTTTTCAGTTCCCCATCCAAGATGGGCTGTATTGTATGCCTCAATGTTCTGAAAGAAATGAAGATTTTCAGTTGAGGATAAAGAACTATTATCAGAAGTTACGGCAAATTGAAATGCCTTTGAAAATTCTCTTACATCACTGCTAAAAGCATTACTACTAGTTGGATCTCCATCTATGTTTACACTTATAGTAGCACCAGTTGCTTCGTTGACCGCCCAACGATCTGGTCCACCATAGCTACCACCAGTTGCATTTGGAATTACATATGAACTGGTGCCATTTCTTTGATTAATAGTCATGGCACCATTGATGATCATATTTTTACGACCAGCACTTACAAGGTCTCTTGCCTCTTGTACTGTCACAGCACGCATCAACTCACGACCTTTCAGACCAATATTGTTAGTGAGTTCTTTTAACTTTTCCCTGATATTAAAAGCAGGTTTGTTTACTCTAACTGTCATATTACTGCTCTGTGATGAGTGAATCGTGTGCTGAAATCTCAGTCGTAACTGGATCTGTTGTATTATTTATTCTACGTAGTCCCTGAAAATCAGAACGACCATCAGAAGTTCCTACGTGTAGAAGTTCAGTGGTATCATCATAAGCAAGAGCAGTCACGGCATCAGAAGAACCATATAAGGTTGCCTTAGCATTCTCTTGGAACAGAAGCTTCTCGTCCTCATACATCTTCTTGACTTGTTCTGCTGTTGGTGCTGATTTAGATATCCTAAACAGTGCTAAAGATGTAGTAGTTAGTGGTCTGCTTGTATTCGGTCTTTCGCCAATCCAAGTTTTTGCTGATGTATTACTTACATCTCTAGTGGATGTTGTTGAGGACATAAGTTCACCATTAAAATATACTCCAAAGAAAGATCCATGTCTAACTAAAGAGTAATGACTCCACTGACCATTTGCTGCAGTTGCAATGGGAATATTAACATTATCAGTAGAACTAAATGCAGATTCTGCAAGGTATGCTGCTAGATTACTACCATTATATTCAATCTGAATAAGTTTTCCACTACCCCAAGTTCCAGTTCCACCATCTCCTCTATGTAAAATACATTCTATTGGTGTTGATCCATTAGGAGTTTTAAACCAGAATGTAATATTTAAATCACCAGTTCCAAAATCTAAATCAGAATTATAAGGTTGTTGTAGATAATTACTAGCACTAAACCCACTATAAGCAACCAACTCTGCACCAGTAGCAACAGCACTCTTGGTGATTGTTCCAAAAACAGAAAGACCTTTGCCATTTGTTGAACGATCTTTTTCTAATGTTACCGAAATTTGATCATAGGCACTGGTCCCTCCAGATGTGCTCTTTGAAAACACAAGGATAAAAGTAGTGGTTGCTGTTGCAGTAAAAGTAGCAAAGATTGTTTTACCATCAGCATCAGATCCTAAGTCTCTCCAACCACTAGCATTCACACCTACACCTTTTAATAAACCAGCAGAACTATTTGTAGAATCGTTTTTAACCACTAATCTACCATCAGCAGTTCCTTGATCATACTTGAGTGAAATTTTATATGTCTTACCAATTTCTGTTGTAATCGATGTATGTGCATATCCCCAACTTGCACCACTATTCGGAGCAGTTATCAGTAGTCTATTGGAATCTAAAGTTGCTGTGCCAATTGCGGCAATCCAATCATTTACATTACTATCAAAATATCCATTTGTAACAAGTTCAGTGGCATTAGTAGTATCAGTATCAGACAGGAAAGCACCTTTGATGTCTCCGTGTTGGTATCCAGTGTTGTAGTCTGATGCGACAAAGGCAACCATTCCATTATTTTGTGATTCGTAGTCTTCAACAAAAAGACTTAAACCATTTACATTTCCAACAACACCTCCATCATTATTAGATACTATACTTGTGATATCTTCATTAGTGTCATCATTATATAGAGCATTAAAGTTTGGTCTCATATTTGCAAAAGATCCACTCGTAGCATATGAGAAGTATGTTGCATCTGCACCCTCTTCATATACATTATTTGAAATATCAGAAGATGGTATTACATATCTGTTAAACTGATATACATCAGTAACAGAACTAGAAGCTTGTGCTGCAAAATATAATCTTCCTGATTTATCAAAATGAATTAGATCAACATCATTAACTGCCTTTGATGAAGTAATATCAACAACAGTCCCATCATCTTTAATCACACTCACACCACCATCAGTCGCAACGGCAATAGTAGGAACAGGAAGTTCAGTGGCACTATCAATCGGGGCATTAGGTAGCACGGTCATTGCTACATCATTACAATTTGCATTTATAATGTAGTTTGTGCTGTTACTTGAACTCAAACCTTTACCAGAATTTCTTTCACCAATTCCACCAAGATATTCTCTATCAGCACTATTTGTTATTCTGTGTGATGTATCAGAAATAAATTTAATTAAATATAATGCCTCATTTCCTGTTGTAAGTGATAATATTCCATTTAGAGAACTAATTGCACTATTTGTTCCTGATGTTGTTCCAATTAGATTATTACTTGTCACATATGAACCACCTTGATTAAACACCATCCACATAGGCATATCAGGGTCATCACCATCATAAATGGTTACCTTAGTTGTCTCCGCAACAATAACAGCAACGGCAGGAAACTCTTTCCTACTACCTCTAGTTGCTGTATTCAGTGTTTCATTATACCAAGAAGTATTCTGGGTTCTCTTTCTCCAAGCACCACCATCACTATCCTTCGCGGTGTCGTAAACAAAGACATCTACTGCAGTATCTGATATTGATGCTGATATTGTACTCAGATCATTTTCTCCTACTAAAGTACCGAAAATTGCCATGTCTTATGCTACCTCTGTAAGATTGAACTTGTAGGTTTTACCGTTCCTTCTATTTATCAGGAACAAGTCTTCCTCACCCTCTTGAATTGTATACTGACCCCAAGTTCCATCTACTTCATTAGCAGCACCCTCGTTAGATAGTTGAAGGTCAGCAGAGTAGATGTTCGCCCAACGCTTAGTTGCTGAACCAAGATCACTGGTAGCATCAGTAGCTGGTGTAATATTTCCTTCAATAACTAAATTAGTTGGGAGTCCATATGGATTAGTGTCAACCCATTGAGAACTAGATCCATCATTATAATAGATAAAGAGGCGACCATCATCAGTATCATACCAAAGGTCCCCTTCACTTTGAGTTGCTGGTGGTCCACTGGATACTGCTGCTGATCCACCAAGAGCACTCCAAGATTGATTAGGAGAAGCACCAGAATATCCCTCAAATTTATTTGTCTCAGTATTATATCTCAGCATACCAACAAGTGCTGCAGTATTTCCAGTCTCTCCAGCACGATTTGCAGTTGCACCAACTGGTAGCTTAACCTCACCTGTTCCAGTAAAGTTGAATGATGTTGCACCAGCACCAGTAGTTGCACTACCTAAAGTATATCCAGCAGTTCCACCAGCAACATCAATCTGTCCTGCTGCTGCTCCAGCATTAGGTCCGATGGTTGATGTATTTGGATCTGCAATTTTAATTGCATTCAGTGAGAAATACTTTCCAGAAGCAAGATCAAAGTGTTCAGAAGAAACCCAAGTGTTATATGTGACACCAGCGTCTGCTCCCTTCCAGAGAATCGACTTGTCAGTGGTGCCTTTAACGATCATACCACCGTCAACAGCTGCAGCATCAGAAGGACCAATGGCAGTTAATGTAATCTGTCCACTACCAGTGATGTTGTTAGAAAGAACAGCAGCGTTAGCAGTGATAGAAACAATTGTTGTGTTTGGCGGAACTGTAAATCCATTTGTAGAAGTTGTAACTTCCATGCCAGGAATCAAACCTGCAGTGGGGTTGATTGCAGTAATGTTTGCAGTGCCAGTAACAGCAGTAGCTACAAACTGTCTACTTACAACGTATGCAAGTTCAATATTTTTATCAGCAATTCTTACAATATTAGATTGAGTAATTGTCTGTTGTCCTAGAACATTCAAATTACCTTTAACTGTTAGATCAACGTCAACAGTAACATCATTATTGAAAGTAACATCAAAGTTTGAATCACCTCTGACCCATGCTTGACCACCTGAACCAATAACAAGTTGGTTGTCTCCACTAATATTAGGTGGACGGAATGTTACATCACCAGAGTTTTCATTGTATGCAGGACCAATAAGAACGTTACCGTCACCAAAAACATCGAAACCAGCATAGTGTCCAATACAGACGTTGTGATTTCCATCAACGTTTTGCTCTAATACATTGTTACCAATACCTATGTTCTTACTTCCAGCAGTATTGACCAGTAGTACATCTTTACCCAGTCCAATATTGTTTGCGCCGATACCATTTGCTCTTAAAACCCTGTGTCCAAAAGCTGTATTGGATGCACCTGAATTTGTTGTGAATAATGTTTCATATCCATAACCAGTATTTTGAGATCCAGAAGTAACGCTGTTGAGTGTTCTTACACCCATTGCAGTGTTTGTATTGACAGCACTACCACCACGTCCAACTCTCATTGGATCAGTACCAGTTCCTCTGATTAACAGGTCAGCATTTTCAGAGTTAAACTGTGCATTACATAAAAGATTATCAGTTGAAGCACCACCTACTGTCAGGTCTTCGTTTACAGTTACACTTTGATTGAATGTTGTTGTACCACCAGCAGCACCAATTGTAATGATGCTAGCTGCACCTGCCATGGTTAGATTAGTTACACCAGAATTCAATAAATTAAATCCAGGTGATGTTGTCGTAATACCAGTTAAGATTGTTGGGTTTGTTTGGAATACTAACTTATCAAGACCAGTAGTATCTGTAATCAAACCACGTAACTGTGTGGATGTTGTTGATGCAAACGATGCTAAAGTATCTGATGTAAATGCAACGTTACCACCCTGTCTAAAGTTTACACTAATAGAAGAGGTACTGTTATCAGATGTAAGAACAAGATCTCTATCAACATCCAGTGTTTTACTTGTAGCAATATCTAAAGTTGCAGATGCAGTAGAAGCAATCTCAAGTCCATTGATCGATGTAGCTGTAGCTGCTCCAAGAATAGGTGCAGTTAATGTTGGTGCTGTAAGAGTTTTGTTAGTTAGAACTTGCGTCTCACCTTCAGTAACAAATCTTTTCTCTACGGAACCATCCCACGATCTCCAGTATCCAGAAGACTCATTCCATTGTAGAGAAACATATGATGTAATGTTACCTGAAGAATCAGATGTCCTGTTAAGAGTGATACCACCATTAGCACCAGTAAGATTAACACCCTTTCTTAATTCAATATCATTATCTTCCACTTGTAAAGTAGAAGTGTTTAGAATTGTTTGAGTTCCCTCAACAACTAAGTCTCCATTAATTGTGACTGTAGATCCATTGTCAGTAATTAAAGTATCTGTTAACTGTAGGTTACCTGCATCCCATTTCATTACAGTGTTACCACTGAAATTACTATAGTTTTTAATTCTAAAATCTACTCCAGAAAGAATTACACCACCAGAAGCAGTTAGCGTAGCACCTGTATCGTCGTTAGCAGATGTGAATGTAAATGTAGTGACACCAGCAACTGTTTGTGAGCTAACACTAGTTGCTCCAGCACCTGAGAACTGGAAGTCACCAGAAGAAACTACTCCGTTATTAGCACCTAGTTTGGTAATAGTATCTGTGTCTATACTTGCAACAGAGATAGTGTTACCAGCTTGTGATACTGTAACATTTGTACCACCAGTAATTGTTGTGTCACCAGTTACGAATGATCCTGCGCCGCCACCCTTGAGTCTAGTGATAGTATCAGTAGAATCATATGTAATAGTAGGATCACCATTACCATCAATACCTTGAGCTACTGTACTTGCACCAGTAGCTAAGAAAGTAAAATCTGCATCAGCAAATACCTGACCAGTAGTTGCTCTCAGTCTAGTGATAGTATCAACATAACTAGACGTAATTGTAATTGTTTTTGTTGCTGCGTCCTGAGAAATAATAGAGGATCCTGCAGCTGCAATAGTAATATCACCACTCTGTGCTGTACCACCAGTAGCAGATTGTAGTGTAGTTACAGTATTGTCATCTTCCTGATGACCAGAAATTGTGATAGCCTCACCACTTCTATCAAGGAATAAACTAAGTGCTTTGTTACCAGCGGGAACAGATGAAGGAACTCCAACTGCAAGAATAACATCATCATCAACACCTGCACCAGCGTTACCACCAGATGTTAATCTAAGAATTTTTTGAGAAGCACCAGAACCATCTTGAGCAGAGATAGCGTAGGTAGTATTGTTGTCTGGAGTAGTTACTGTTCCGCCTAGAGCAATAGCGGTTCCGTTTACAGTAATCTGTGAGTTAATTAATGAGTTGTTTGGTATGTTGGTTAATGTGTTGAGCGTACCAACAATAGTACAACCTTCAAATGATTTATTTGTGAGAGTTTGTGTTTGTGTAAGGTATACGTTACCTGGCGTTCCCCAGAAAACTGACGTTCCATCACTCGTCAGATATTTACTGTTACCAGTGTCTCCACTGATAACAAAATTGTTACCTGTAAGGTCTAAATTATCTCCAGAAATCAGTTCTTCAATCTTTTGTGAAACTGGATTTACAATTAACGGAAAGCGGTCAGCCATTTAACTACCAACAAATACTAGTGCTCAGGTTTATTTATGTATTATCCTTTAAGGTCCAACCGCAGGTTGGAATAAAGTGTTCCTACGTGGGTATGCTAATGAGTTTTGATTTAGTTTTCTTCTACCCTTAAAATCATCAGCTACTCCAGCGATACCACCACCTGACCAGTCACCTGTGCCCTGCCACCTAGTAAATTTATACTCAATAGTATTATTTAATGTGCCTGCTGCACATGAATCATCAGCAAATGATCCTGGTGGTGGAGTAGAGAAATCATCTACCTGAATAATACCAAGCATACTAGCATGAACACTACATTGATAGTAGTAAGTTCCTGCAGCTGCAGGAGTCCAAGCAACAGTTGTTGTTCCCGTAGCTCCATTGTTAGGAATAGTAGGATTGTTTACATCCGCTCCGCCAGGAGACTGTCTCACTTTGAATGGGTGAATACTACCAACTCCACTCAAATTAAAGTTAATTGTATCACCTACGAAAATCCTAACAGTAATATCGTTACCACTAATAGTTCCGTCTCTAGTTTGACCGTTAAGAGTATAGTAAGCAGAACTTGGTGCTGTAACAGTCACATCATATGTAAGAGCAATAGATCCACCCCCAATACCTGTGTCAAAAGTCATTAAGTTTTCTTGATGACCTCTTTCAATAACACCAAAAGCATCTTCTTGAGTAAATCTATTCTTTCCAGTAGCAGCACATGCGATGATACCAGCAACTTGTGGACTCGCCATGCTAGTACCACTAATAGGATACATCCAGTCGCCAGTTCCTTGACTATATTTTACATCAACTAATCCAATACCTGCATAGTCACCAGTAATTGTAGCAGGGTTTGGCCAGGAAGAAAGAATATTTTGTCCAGCAGCGAAGATATCTACACCAGTTCCATAGTTAGAAAAACTAGCTCTCCTCTGATTTGCATACTTACTTACTGCACCAACAGAAATAGCGTTGGGAGATGATGATGGAGATGAACCTCTATTGTAATATAATTGACTACCACCATTCACTCCACTAATTCTGACATAGTTATTCCAATCTGCTTCACCATCACGAACAACATTAAAATTATCATTACCTGCAGCTGAAATAATGACAACTCCATCTTTAATAGCATCCTCAACGTCTGCATTGATTGAGGTGTAGTGTACAGGAAATTTTGTTTTATATTGTCCAATACCAAAATCAACTTCAATACCGTATATGTTCCAACCAGATGGTCCTGGATTAGATGAGTTATAAATCACACCTTGGTATTGGATTTCAATGATGTCAGCAATACTAAAACCGTTTGGGAATGTTTCACTATTAGCAGAGATTCCATATCCCCAACTATGATTAGTGATAGTAGGTCTTCTAATTCCTAGGTTATCATCAATTGCTTTACCAGTATGAAATGCTCTGAGGTAATCAAAAATTAACAGTCCTGGTATAGATTGACCCGAAGGCATTGTTCCAAGAACTTGTAGACCATATATGTTTGCTGCTGACGCCCACCCATAGTTACCACCAGCTACTGTTCCAGCAACGTGTGTACCGTGTTCAACAGTATTTGTTCCATTAGTGTAATAAGTTACAGATCCAGTAGGTAATGTCTGTCCGTCATCATCAATAGATCCTACTGCAGCATTAAGATTATTAAACCATTGATATTCTACAAATCTATTTGTAGTTCCTGCTCCTTGTAGTGGTTGTCTATTAACTCTATTCAACCACTCACCACAATCACTAGACACGGGATCATCACAGATAACTACATCAACTTCAGAACCATCATTGTGCCAGATAACATCATCTCCAATTTTTTCTGTCGCACCTGCTCCAAAATTATTCTTATCTCTATTAGGAAATCCAATACTGTATACACCAGCATGATGATATAGTCCCCAGTTGGTATCTACAGATGGATCAATTGTAACAGGTGCAATAGTATCATCTTTCCAATATTGACCTGTTAATTGAATAGTAGAATGATTTAAACTAGTGGGATATGAATGGCGAACCATCTCGTATCCAGCATCCTCAGGATTTAATTCTACATCCCACACTCTAGGATCTTGTTTTAATTCTTCTGCTTGTTCGGAAGTCATCCAATAATGAGTGCATCTACTCATTGGACGCTTCATGTTTAGACGAAAACCATTCTCTACCATCTCTGAATAGAAAGCTTCTAAGTCTTCTCTCTTATGAAGAGTGACGATGTAGATTTTTTCCGACATATCAAGCCTCGATTGTGATGTACGTAAGGGTTACCTGTATATTATTAGTAGAACCACTTCGGTTTACAATCTTTGCGTAAGTAGTATTCTGACCAGCACCACCAGAGTTAAAACAAACAACTCCTGGTGTAATCAATTGAGTAGTATTACCAGTTGTGATTACCTCTGCAAGAACTCCTGATCCTGGTAAAGGATCATTAGTAATAGCTCTAGTAGAATCATTTGTTCTGCTAGTAGTATCACTATAAAGAGTTACCCATGCAGCATGTGATGTTGCGATAGAAAGTAATGCATAACCCGAAGGTGTTGTAATAGAAACATCAGAAGAACCTGCATTAGCAATCGATTGTGTTACAGATGCTGTAGTTCTTGATTGCAATCCACCAGCAGTCCATGTTACACCACCAGCTCCATCACTCGTCAAGACTTGTCCACTAGTACCATTAGTTGATGGATAGGTTAGACTACCAGCAGTAAGAACACCATTAATAGTTACACCAGTAGAAGTAGTTGCAAGTCTTTCAACTTCTGTAGTGAGACCAGTAGCATAATATAATTTAATTCCACCTGTGGTTCCAGCACTAGTGTTTGTTTTCAACAAAGAAGATCCTTGATAACTTTGGATCTCTACATCACCAGCAGCACGTAAAAGGATTGCACCTCCAGTAAATGTATTCTGGAATGTTATGTCATTTGTTCCACTAGGAAGGATGGTTTGAGATGTACCACCAATATCAAGTCGTCCAACCTGAACTGTATTTGTTGTAGTAGCACCTCTACCAGTTACAGTATCAAGAGTGTCTGCTTCTGCTGTTAGGTAACCAGAAAGATTAGGAGGAGTGTAAGTAAATACACCATTACTATTGTTATATGAAAGAGATGTGCTACCTGCAGATGCATTGGTAACACTAAACAAAGTTCTGTCAGTTGCACTAGCACCAGCTCCTGCTGCTTCCCACGACGATCCATTCCATACGTAAATAATACCCGCTACGTTATAGGTGTATGAACCGTCAGTTGCCTGCCCTGCTGTTGAGGGAAAATTGATTGCCATTTCTTATGATGCTCCTTCCGTATTATTTAGAATTACCATGTTGTAAGTGCTGCTCTCTTCCAAGTATTATTAGAGATGCAGATGTAAACATAACCAGAATCATATCTAATGTCACCAGGAGTTCCAGTATCTGTAGCAGAAGATGGAGCAGATGAAGATGCAATTCTATCTTGAGTTAGTGGTGGATTAGTGTCAACCCATTGCGTCGTATCAGTATCCTGATAATAAATCTTGAGGCGACCAGTATCACTCTCCCACCATAAATCACCAGCGGTTGCAGCAGGTGGTGTGTCAGAGATAGTAACACTAGCTCCACTTCCTCCACCACCAGTAGTGACAGATCCATCTGCCATCAAATACTCAGATGATGTACCACCACTCTTGACAAAAGAACCTGAAGTGAGAGCACCAGTGACTGTTACGCCAGTGGAACTAGTCTCTAATTTTTTCAAGGATTGATAATATAATCCCGCAGTTCCAGTTGAACTACCTACGAAAGTAATATGCGAACCACCCGTACCACCAGAATACAATCCAAGTGTAGTGCGAGCAGCAATGTTTAGACCACCACCACCAGTGCCACCGTTGTTGTCAATATTTCTAATATATGCTTCATTACCTGAAGCAAAAATTTTGAGGTAATTGTCATTCCCAGCAGAAATATTTAAATCTCCACCGTTGGAAACATCACCTATCGTGATCGCATTATTAGTTTGAGCACCTCTACCTGTTACAGTAGCAAGTGTATCAGTTTCAGAACTGATGTAGTTAGGTGTCCAGTTTACCCAGTTAGTACCATTGTATTGTAGTAGTTGACCATTAGATGCACCAGTGATGTTGACATCAGTGTGATTAGAAACTGCACCATATCCAACTAGGTAACCTTGCGATCCATGATTACCCCATGCATATGCAGAGTTCCAATTAGTAATTTGTGCAGAAGTTACTGCTGCTGCATCAGAAGCAAGGAATACAGGGTCAGTTTCTGTTGTTAGATAGCTAGAGAGATCAGGTGGTGTGAAAGTAAATGCACCACTACCAGAGTTATAAGAAAGAGATCCACCACCAGATGCAGTTGCAGTTGAAGCAGAAAGATCTGTTAGTGCAAGACCACCTCCACCACCACCAGTGAGATCATTAGCTGCTTTCCATGAACCAGAAGATTGTTCCCACTTAAGAACTTGACCATCAGTAGGTGCAACAGTAAGGTCTACATCACCAAGATCTGCCATGGAAGAATTGACATCTAGCAATTCAGTCCAAGCACCAGCATGTGCAAAGTATCCTTTACCTGTACCATGTACATGTGCAAACATACCATGATAAGTAGATGCACCAGGAAGATCTCCTAGGGTATCATAGTTGTTAGCATATAATATTTTGCCAGTAGTAGTTAAATTACCACTACCCATTTCAATAGAACCATTAATGGTTACACCACCAGCGGTAGTTTGAAGTCTTACAACTGCATTGTCTCCTGCATTTGTAGTGTGAGAAAGATTTACACCACCACCTTCAGTTATTCCACCAATAATGTTGACATCAGTAACGCTCTTAATATCAAAATCACTGAACGTATTGAGATGTTGTAATGTAGATTTGTGTGTAGCATTAGTGTGGAAGAGTTGAACATCATTAGAAGATCCAGAAGAAAGAGTTCCACCTCTTACACCACCATTAGCAATAATTTTAGTAGAAGTAGTAGCACCTCTACCAATTACAGTATCAAGAGTGTCTGCTTCTGCTGTTATATATCCAGCATTAGCATGATTACCCCACCCATATGCTGTGTCCCAGTTAGGAGAAATAGATGCTGGAGTAAATGTAAACTCACCATTCGCACCATTATATGAAAGACTACCACCACCAGAAGCAGCTGCTGTGGTTACACTAGGCAGTGGAGGAACAGAGGGTTTGTTAAGAATAACTGCAACACCACCACTAGCATTCCAATCTGAGTTTACCTGTGCTGCAGGAATACTAGGTCTGTTAGTTAGAC